GGTCGTGTTCGCGGCCAGGTTGATGCGCGCACTCTGCTGACCGAGCAGCGCCACCTCCTGACGGACGGCACGCAGCGTCGCGAGGACCTGATCGGCGCCGGTCGCTTGCAGTTGTACCCGGACGAGTGAATCAGGCACGCATCACTCCTCAGCTGTTGGAAGAGCCTTTGCCGTGTGACGTCTCCACGTCCACATGCAAAGGCTCTTCCAAAGCCCGTGCCGCGGCGAACTTGGCCTGCACTTGCGCGTCGGCCTGCGCGGAGAATCGGGCTTCGCGCTCCTCGTCCGTCTCGGGTTCGGCCAGGGATTCCCGCAGCTGCGCACGCATCGCCTTCAGCCCGATGCCGAAGATGCGCGCAGGATCGCCCGCGGGCAGGCCCATCGAGGCGTCCTGCGAGCAGAACGTCTCGTACCAGTCGCAGTGGTGTTGGAAGGTTATGGGGTCGGCGTCGGCAAGGTCACGGATTTCCCAGACCGTTTTGCGGAGGGCGGCGGCGAGTCCATAGAGAGCATAGGTTTGAGGATAAAAGGGGTCGGTTCAGCGGCTTTCTCTGCCGCCTCATCACGATAATCCGAGGTGATCTTCAGCACGAACTCGCGCGCCGGCTGGTAGAACCAGGCCCCGATCGCCAACGCTTCGTCAGCGGTGAGCGGCGTGTTTGTGTCGCTCACAAAGCCCATCGCCGCGACGGTGGCATCGTAGCGCGCCGTCGAGAGGTTCGGATTCTCTGCCTGCAACTTGACGAGGGTATCGGCCTGGAAGCCATCGAGGCGGCGGAAGTAGAACGTCTCGCCGGCGATCTCCAGCGGCTGCGGCATGTACCGCTGCTCGCTGATCTGTTTCAAGCGGCCGAGGGCGTTCAGGCGGTTGCGGCCGTTTGTGCCGTTCTCGATCATGGCAGCACCTTTCGTTCATGAACGTGGCGAGCCGGGCATTGGGAGGTGCTGGTAGCCCGCCGCCCCGCTCGCCTACACCTTTACTGGCCCATCGCGGGTCATTGCGTACGAAGTCTAAATCAATGCTTCGTTACGAAATGTCACATCACTCTGGAGACCACCTGTTAGGGTGCCGCCCACCATACCCGCGCCGGGTGCCGTGATCGGAAAACCTCCCAGGTTGCAATAGATGATGCGCATCCGGTTGGTGACGACATCCTCGAAGAGGGCGAAGACGAAGTAGTTGCCGTTCAGCCGTTGCGCGGTGCCGAGATCGACGATGTCCGAGGAGGAGTAGTAGTCGAACTGGAAGGTGCCGCTGACCTTGCCCGCGAAGCTTGGCACAATGCGCGTGCCGTACTCGTCGGCGGGAATCTGCGCGGCGGTCGTGCCCTCCTGCCAGTTGTTGACGTGCGAGAGGAGACGCAGGTCGGCGCCGGTCGCGGTCGAGATCCAGCCGCAGTCGATGGCGATCGTTGGCGCTGGCGTGATCGGCTTATAGAAGACAATCTCGCCCGTGCCCCAATTGATGAAGTAGTCGGTAGACTTGACCACAGTGCTGGGGCCAGGTGTGCCATTGTAGACGACCGTCGGTGAACGCGGGTCAAGGAGGCTGTGCGCGCGTGCGGTGACGCGAAAGCACTGGTTCGCCAGGTACGTCGTCGGGCTGCCGGAGAGCGTGGTGATGGCGCTACATGCTTCGCCGGGCGACAGCGTGGTTGCGCCTCTAATCCAACCAATGCCGCCGCCCACGCCTGTTACTACAGTCAAGAAACTCATGACGCACTCTCCTTTACTATGAGTCAATCAGGTCACAGTGACTAGGGGGCTTTGCCCAGACGGGCGGCCTGCTCTTTCTGGCGGAACTCCTCGAGGAGCGCCGCCTGCTCTTCGGCGTGTGCCTGCGCTTCTTTCTCTTCCGCTGTCGGGGTCGCCGCCTTCTCGGCCGCCTTCTCGGTGTCCTTCTCTGCCATTGCTGCACTCCTCTACAGGTGATATGCCTGGATTCTCACGGTGACCGGCACGTTGCGAATGACGACTCCCTGCTCGTTCGTGGTAAAGGGTGGCGCCGACTCACGGGTGACGGCGGTCAGGTGCCAGCCGGCGACGGTCCACGGCGTGTCGAGCAATGCCAGCTGGATCGCCGCGCCGAGGTTCTCGACCACGGTTGTCGAGTAGCCCGGGCCGGGTGGCCGGTCAACGGCGGTGACCTGCCAGAGGTCATTGACTCCTGCATGCGAATACCATCCTTGCGTCAGGTCCGAGACCACGGCATAGACGAGATAGGGGAAAGCGCTGTCGGGCGGAGCGACTTGCGGGTAGATGCCCGTCCCGACTGCCGCGACGATGGTCGCGTTTGCAAGCAGTGCCGCTCGGAGCCCAATCCCAATCGGATGGAGGTCAAGCGCCCTTGGGACGGCAGCGAAGACGGGCATGCCTACCCTCCTTTCGTGAACCGGTTGCCGCGAACCGCACTCGAACGGTCTCGTGCAATCGGTTCACGAAACGGCGGCGATGATCGCCCGCGCAAACTCGTCAGCATAGGCTTCGATCGCTGGCCTCATAAAGGGGCGCGCGGCACGACCATGACTGCCGTACTCGACCGGCACCGCGTAGCTGAGGCCCGCGCCAGCGACGATGTCAGCGACGAGTCCGTGGAGTTCGGTCACGATGGAATCGTGAAGCGCGCCGGTTTTGATCGGCACCAGCGTCTTCGCCCGCTCCTCGATCAGACCCGCGTACTTCGCCACGATGGCGTCGAGCTGCTCAAGCCGCGCGATGGCGGCATCGAGCGGCCCGAGATTCGCCTGCGTGCTGATGGTGACGCTCATCTACTCCTCCAACTTGACTGCGAGGGCCAATGAGGTCGCATAGGAGTCGCCGACGTTCGTACCAACGATCAGCCAGGTCTCGCCGCCGTAGGTCACGGTATCCTGTTCCGTCGCGGGCGTGCCGAGCGGCACCGAGATGATGCCGTCCGCGTTCACCGTCAGTCGCATCGCGGCGAGGATTTCCGCGCCACCGCCGGCGTCGAGGTAACGGCAGGGCACGGTGGTCGTGGTGATTTCGCCCGGTTCCCCGGAACCGTCAGGATTGATCGCACCGGGCCCCACCGAGACGATGTCACACGTGCCAATCATCGCCGCAGTCGCGTCACGCACCATCCACGACCAGTCTTCGGCAGCAATCGGCACGAACGACATCGCTCACCTCGTGAATGAACCCATCAACATCCCGCCGCCGTTGGCGCCAACCGTATCTGGCCGGGTCATCGTCACCGACTGGGGCTGTTGCTTCGCTCGATAGGATGCGGCGAGATCGGTCATCGTCGTGATGCGCTGCTGGCGCATGAACTGGTTCCGCTGATCCTGTCGCGTGTCGTATTCCAGCTTGAGTTGCGCGATCCACAGTTCCAGCAGATCTGCCGCCGCCGCGTACAGGTCGAACAGTTTGCCCGTGATGTAGACGGGCGGGTTCTGGCTCGTCGTGAACGTCCAGTGGCCGCCGGAGAGGTCGCTCGTCGCCGGCGTGATCGGCGCGAAGGTATTGGCGTACAGCTGGACATCGCCCTCCCACCATTGCAGGTCGAACGGCGCGTAGTAGTCCAGCCAAGCCGCAGGCTTGCCAGCGAAGTACGTCACCTGCTCTGTCAGCGGCTGCTGGAAAAAGTCGCTGCGCCGCTGATCGAGCGTGTCTTGTATCTCGTCATCGCTGAACGTTGGCGGCGTCCCCCGGTCGTTCACCAGGAGACGCACCCGCGCGAGGATCTCCGCCAGCGTCGCGCGTGCCATCACCCGCCTCCTCGACCGTTTCATCAGGCGGCGGGACTTCCGTCGCGCCTTCCGCGATGAGCCGGTTATACGTCTCCGAGCCCACTTCGACGTGCCACGTTCCCGTCGATGTCTGAAGCCAGACGGTGTTGTCGCCCGATTCCGGGATGGCGTCCTGCTTCTCCGCGGTGGCGGGTTGCTCCGCCGCGGCGGCGGGCGCAGCGTGCTCCGGTTCGGACGCGACTCGGTCGGGTTCAGGCGGGGTGGCTTTCGGGTTCTTGCCCATTGCATATCGCTCCTGCGCATCGGTATGTGCGCGTACGTCAGTCGAACGTTAGACGGATGCTGGGAGGAACAGCGCCGCGATGTTCCCGGTCGTGCCGGCGGCCAGATCAATGAAGATGCGTCCGCCCGTGCCACCGTCCGTGCCGCCGGCCGCCTGGACGAAGCGTGCGGATTCCAGCGGCCCGACAAACGAAGCGGCGGAGGCGGCCGCCGTATACGCCAGATCACCCAAATCCTTGCGGAATGCGGGCGGGCTGGCGCCGGCCTTGACGGTGACCAGCTTCGTCCCGGCAAACGTATTGTTCACCCAGAGCAAGAGTCTCCCCGTCAGTCCGGTGACATCAACGTAATGACCGTTCGCCGGGTCAACCGCGGTGCCCGCGGGGGCGGCGATACCGTTGCTCGCCGTCAGGGTCGTCAGTGGGATGGCCGTGCGTGCCATATGGCCTCGCTCCTTTGTGCTGATTGAGACGCGTCGATCAGGGTTATGTCGGGTTGGCGGTCATCAGTGCCAGCGCGTTCGGGCGCAGGATCTTCGCGCCGTAGACAAACAACCCCTTGACCGCATCCGCGAACCGTCGTTCCGGCCGGAAGGCGTCCACCTCGACGACCTGCGATGCGAACGACCATGCCATCGGATGACCGGCGATGATCTTGTATTTCGTCGCTGTCGTGTTTGGTACCTGATTTGACTTGTAAATGTCGAAACCGGCCGCCCGCCCAATCGGCAGTGCTCCGGGTCCGCCACCGTTATTCGGCTGGGTGATCGATTCACCGCGAAATCCGTTCAGCAACATCTCCAGCTGGCCGGGCGTGCCGTAGCCGACGAACCGGGCGTCCTTGAGGAGGTACGCTTCGAACCAGGGCGGAATCACCACGAAGCGGCCGTCATCGGGAATGTCCTGGTTATCGAGCAGCACGCCGATGTCCACGAGGCGGTCATACGCCATCGTGCCGGCCGCGGACCATGCGCCCGTGATCGGGGACGCGTCCGAACCGACCTGATTGGTGGCCGAAATGTCCGTGTAGAGGCCAGCGCAGTAGGAGTCCGCCTTCCGGCGCAGGCCATAGCCCGCCCGCCGGATCGCTTCCTCCATCACCTTCGGCTGCTGTTGTGCCTGATCCACGCTATCGATCTGGAAGTTGAAGTAGCCGGACTGGTCGATGACAAGCATCACCTGTGCATCCGTCAGTGCTTCGGGGCTGTTGATGTCCGTGTTCTTCGCATACGTGCTGACCGTGACATCACCGATCTGGTTGATGCGCACGGACGAGCCGTAGCCTTGGATTTGGCCTTCATAGTCCGTGTTCATCACACTGCGGTAGACGAGTGCGGTGTCCAGCGCACGCAGCAGTGTCCCCGCCCACACGGAGGGGATAAAATTCTCCAGTGACATCGTGCTTTCCTTTTCTTGAGCGGCTTAGGGGGAAAGTGCCGCCCGAACGACTGCCGGGTCGAGCGCGGCGATCTGCTGAGCGGTCATGCCACGCAGTTGATCCCGCGTCAGTTGCCGATCACCGCGGCCGCTGGCGCCATTCGCCGCCGCGCCGCTTGACGCCGGCGGCACAACCAGTTTTGCGAGCACCTTCGCGTCCGCTTCCATCGTCTGCTCGTCGTCGCCTTGTAAGCGATTCGCGAGCACGTCAGGGAGGTTGTGCTTCGCGGCGACACGGGCGCGCAGCAGATCGAGTTTCGTCCGCGCCAGTTCTGCGACCGCGTCGTCGCGCTCTTTCTTCGTGCGCTCCGCTTCGGTCAGGCTGGCGTCTTCGAGTTCCTTCAGCTTCGCGGCCACCTGTACGACCTCACGCCGATGCTTCGCGGCCTCGTTGCGAAGTTGCTGGACATAGGCGGCGTCGAACGACTTGGGCTCCTGGCCGGTCGTCTCCGTCGTCTCCGGGGTGGCCGTCGTGGCCTGACCATCGGCTGCCGCCTGGGCCGCGGTGGTCGTGGTGCTCTCGTCCATAGCCGGTGCTACTCCTTTTCATCGCCGGTTGATCCTTTGCATGTGACCGTACCAGCGGGGGAATCACCGCTTGCATGTGACGGTTCAGGCCGTACACGGCAAGCGGTGATTCCACACGGCAAAGGGTCAACCGCGATCAGGACACGAATCAACTCCGGGTTGCGCCGGAGCGTATCGAGGAGGATGGGTGCGAGGGCGCAGACGATGCGCTCCTCATTGTCAAGATCGGCATTGCCCGCGAGATCGTTACAGCCGTGCATCACCTCGTGCAGCAGCGTCACTGCGGTCTTCTCCGCGCTCATGTTCGGATCAATCAGGATGCGATGCTCGATATACTGCATCGCGCCCCACACCAGCGTCTTCGCCTTGTGCTCATACCGGATCAGTTCGGCGTCATCACAGACGATGGGATACGTGTACGGACCGATGACAATCCGGTGAGGAAGATGCATGCGCTACTTCCCACCCGCCCACAAAAATAGACCAAGCGCCATCAGTCCCCAGGCCAGCGAGATCACCCGCGCCCGGTAGGGCTCATACGGCGCGCCGACGAACGCGAGCAGGAAGTCCAGCAGGAAGATCACGGTGGCGATGAGGAACAACACCGCCTTGAGACCAATTGTCATGATGCTCCTCCCTGCGGCGCGGGCAGCGGTTGCTGCATCGCGTCCTGCATGTCGCCCATCCGTTGCATGCCGACCTGTTTCTCCGTCGCCACCTTCGCTTGCTCAAGCGCGGGGTTATAGCCTAATTTCTCCAGAATCGTTTCCTGCGACACGCCCATCGCCGCGTGCGTCTGGAGCATCTGCGCTTCGGCCTGCGGGTCCGATGGTAGAATCTCCGGCCAGACCGTTTCCACCTGATTCGCGTCACCGAAGCCGCCAAAGTCGAGCAGCCGGCGGTTCAGTTCCTCAAGCATGTCGCCATAGGTGCGCCGCTTCACCTGTGTACGCTGCAAGAGCGGACCATAGAGGATTTGGAGCGCCAATCCGGAGAGTTGGCCGATGTTATCGAACTTGCCGGTCGTCACTTCGGGCACCTGCGTCGTCTCATGGTAGGCGGCCTTGACGCGCTCGTAGTAGGCGATACTGCTAGCGAGGTCGCTCTGCATTTCCAGGTTGGCGAGTGCGGCGTCGGCGTTCGGTAGGATCGTCACCTGATCGGGTCCGGTCTTCAGGTCGTTCGCCACGAAGCCCTTGCCCCACGTCTTCGGGTGCGCGTGGAAGCGAATGATGCGCGCCGTGTTCGAGAGCACGAAGTTGATTGCCGTTCCCAGCTCCTGGACGTCCTCTTCGAGGTCGCTGATCCCCCAGTACTCGTTCGGAGCGGGCAGGTT